TTATGAACCAAAAGAGGTTGTATATTGATATCCATTTTTTGTATCAAATCCTTCTAGAAATACATGGTCTGTATTTATTGTTTGATAATGTGTATCATTTCTCATTTCTAATAGGATTTGTTTTAGTGTAATTGGATTATTATTTTTTTTATGAATACTTAGATAATGTGGTAATTCATTTTCATCCCAAAATTGAGTTCTTCTATCTCTAATAATAATAATATCTTTATCGGTAAAAGGTTCATTCAACTCTTTTTTGATGTCATCTCCAATATCAAATAATGCAATACTAAATGGTAAGTTTCCAAGTTGTTCTTCTTCTAATATAGTATCTAATCGTTCAAAAAGTTCATCGTATTGTTGTTCTTCTTCTTCTGTTGTTTCATCAACAATATTCCCGTGTATATCGTAAATCTTCATCTTATTAAATATTATCAAGATTTGTATCTTTATTTCAATTTTATAAAATAATTTATTTGGTGGTTTATATTTAACTCATAAATAACTATCTCAAAATCTAGTGGTAGTTATTTTCTATATAAAATTGAATAGGTATTTAAATATGAATACAAACACATATATAAGAGAGAACTGAGAATGGTAAAGATTTACACCAACGAATATGAGGCTTCTTCAAAAGAGTTTGAAAATAAAATGAAAGAAATAGAAACCATGTATACATATCCATTAGACCACTTTCAGAAATATGCAATTGATGGTATTTATCACGATAAAAATGTTCTTGTAACAGCACATACAGGAAGTGGAAAATGTTTAGGATATAATACACCAGTATTAATGTATGATGGTAGTATTAAAATGGTGCAAGATATTGAAACAGGTGAAAAAGTAATGGGTGATGATTCTACAGAACGAAATGTATTAACTACAACTATTGGTAAAGAAGAAATGTATAGGATTCAACTAGAGAATGGTGAAACATTTACATGTAATAAAAGTCATATATTGTGTCTTAAGTATATTGTAGAACCAAAAATATACAATAAAAATAATAAATTTATTATTGAAGGATTTTGTCCCAAGGAACAAGATATTATTCATTGTGAGATAGGATATCAGAATAATTCATATATTTATTGCAATGAAAAAGCCTATAAATTATATGCTTATTTAAAAGAGAGCATATATTTTAATATTAGTTTACAAGATTACATATCTTTACCATTGACAATACAGAACAATTGTGTTATGTATAAACAAAAAATAAGATTTGAAGAGGTGTATACATACATTGACCCATATTTATTTGGTTATTTGCTTCTACAAGAATCGATTGACAATATATATATTCCAAATAATCAACTTCTTTACATTATGATATCAAAACTCGAAAAGTATAATTATCATCTTGTAAAAAAATATAATAATACATATTCTATTCAGAGTAATTCACAAGATGATAAACTGAAAGAAGAAGTGAAAAGAGTTGAGTTATTTGAAAGAATACATAATCCCAATTCAGAATATGTAATTCCAAAAGAATATAAGATAAACTCACAAAGGTTCTTGACAGATTTAGTTGCAGGTATTATTGATGCTTGTAACCAACATAATAATTATCACTACATTGTAAGTTTCAAGAATAAGAATATTGCTTTAGAATTAAACTATATCTTGAATTGTCTTGGTATTCGTAATGAAATAAAAACGATAATGAAAACATATTATTATAAGGACAATAAATATGTAAGAAATACAAAGATTTATAGTGTATATATTAAGATTACGAGAGGTGTATATCTTCCAACTACAAAACGTATGAATAATTACAATATTTTAGATAATTTAAACAAGCATAATGAGGATGAGAATCTTGAAGAAGATTTATTTTCAAGTGAAGATCTTGAATATTCATTTCGTATAGAAGAACTTGGTATGGGTAATTATTATGGTTTTACATTAGATAAAAATCATAAGTTTGTATTAGGTAATTTTATTGTTTCACATAATACAATGGTAGGAGAATATGCAATCTCACATCATTGTAGTAATAAAAAGAAGGTAATTTATACATCTCCAATTAAGAGTTTATCTAATCAAAAGTTTCATGAGTTTACAGAAAAGTTTAAAGACACATCATTTGGTATTCTAACAGGTGATATAAAGTTTAATCCAGAAGCAGATTGTTTAATTATGACAACAGAAATATTAAGAAATTATGTTCTCTCTTATCACAAGAAACAACACTATGAATTAGATTTTAATATTGATATTGAAAAAGATTTGGGTTGTGTTATCTTTGATGAAGTTCACTATATAAATGATAAGGATAGAGGAAAAGTATGGGAAGAGGTAATGATTTCATTACCAAAACAAGTGCAGTTTGTCATGTTATCAGCAACAATAGATAAAGTTGAAAAGTTTGGTCACTGGTTGCAAGACATAAGAAAGAGAGAAATCATTATCACTTCTACATCTTTAAGAGTTGTTCCATTAACACATTATGGATATTATATTGTTCCAGAAAAAACAACCAAAGAATTACAAAAGTTAAATAAACATATTGATTATGGTAAAACTTATAAAGAAATAGTGAAGCAAAACTTTATACAAATACAAGATAATAATGGTATATTTACATCTTCTTATCCTTTAACATTACATAAAATTAAAAATATGTGTGAATATCCTATATTTGTAAAGCCAAAACATGTTTTAAATGAGGTTGTATTGAAGCTCAAAAATGATAGTTTGCTTCCTGCAATATGTTTTGTATTTTCAAGAAAGAATGTTGAAACATATGCTCAATATATTCAACATAATTTGTTGGATGATACAGAGAGAAATCTTAGTCATCAAATAGAGAAAGAATGTTTATTTATTCTTAAAAACAAAATCCCGAACTATAAAGAATATACAGCACTTGAAGAATACAATACAATTTTAAATCTTATTAAAAACGGCATTGCAATTCATCATTCAGGAATATTACCTATTTTCAAAGAAATGATTGAGATGATGTTTATGAAAGGATATATTAAATTATTATTTGCAACAGAGACATTTGCAGTAGGTATTAATTTACCTACAAAATGTGTATTATTTACATCTCTTCATAAATTCAATGGAACAAAGTTCCGATATTTATATTCTCATGAATATACGCAAATGGCAGGTCGTGCAGGGCGTAGAGGGATTGATAAGCAAGGTGTTGTCATTCATTTAAATAATATGTTTGAGGTTCCTTATACACACGAATATAAAGAAATTATGACAAATCAACCACAAACATTAATTAGTAAGTTTAAAGTTCACTCTAATTTACTACTCAAATACATTGACAATGAAGAAAATATAGATTATGAGAGATTACTTGAAAACGTTACTAGTAAAAGTCTATTAATTCAAGAAATTAAAGATGAAACTAGAGAAGTGAAAAATATCTACAATATTATGAATGATAAAGTAAAAAATTACAAGATAATTATAGATAAATTACAAACAAACATAGAAGATATGGAATTATACAATTGTTTAGAAACAAAATTAAGAACTGCTTCTAAGAAAGATAAGAAGAAAATACAGAATGAATTAAATAGAATACGTCAAGAATACAAGTCATTCAAAAATGATTATAAAGAATATTGTACCTTTTTAACATTGGAAAAAAATCTAAGAGAGAAACAAAAAGAAATGGAACAATTATATGATTTCATGAATGTAGAACTACAACTGCAATTAAACTTCTTAATACATCACAACTATATAAAAGAAACTAATAATTGTTTTAATATTACAAAGAAAGGACAAGTATGTTCTTTCATACAAGAAGTGAATGGTCTTGTTCTCTCTTCTATATTATATGATATGCAATCAAATACATTACCATTCTTAGAAACTGCAAAAGATTGGGTATGTTATCTAACTTGTTATCTTCCATTTCGTATTCAAGAAGATAAAAGAGAGATAAGCTCTGTCTTGGAAGAACATCGAGGTTCCCCACTTTATATATTATTATTAGAAACAGAGAAGCGAATGTTGTCACTCTACAACTCACACTTGGAGATTACTAATAGTGAACCATCGAATGAGACAGAGTTTGAAATACATTATGATTTGATTGACATTATGAAAGATTGGTATGATGCAAAGGATGAAGAAGAGTGTAAGAGTATATTGTATAGTAAAGTAAAAGAAAAAGGTATATTTATAGGTGAGTTTATGAAGCAAATTACAAAATTATCGAACTTATCTAAAGAGTTAGAAATGGTTTCTTCCTTAATGGAAAACACAAAACTAAAACATATATTTTCTCAGATTGAAGAACAAATGCTTAAACACGTAGCACAAAATATTTCTCTCTATATTTAATTCAAATTTTCATTCTACAATAGGGACAAGTTGTAATATGTTGTAAGCATTCATAACATATTTCGTGATTACATTTAAACAAAGTTATTATAGGTTCTTCTTTATAACATATAAAACATTCTTTTTTTTCTTTTGTATAGTGTTTATAAAGTATCAATTTATCTTTATAGGTAAGTTCATCATAGAAAGAAACAAAGAGTAAATGAATAGTTTCTTTCGGTATTTTATGACAACTATTTTCTACTAATCTTAATGCTATTGACATGTCTTTTACATCGTAATTCAAATATTCAATATAGTATAAGAGAGAAAGGTTCCAATCTATTTTTTTATCAAAGTATAGATGATATAGTTTTGACAATAGTTTTATATAAGATGATTCTCTAATATTATCTTTACTTTTATAATACATTAAATAATATTTTTCAGCTTTATCATAATCTTTAGATATATCATCATAATAAGTAGCAATAAGATAAAGCGATTCTATATTTTTTTTATTGTATGCCTTTATATAATATTTTTTCATTATATTATATTCTTTGATACTACGATAATAACTACCTAGAAGATTGAGAGCATCTGATGAACCTTTTTTAATTGCCATATTATAATATTTTAACATCAATTCAAAGTTCGGTTCTATTTTATCATAATATAATCCAAGGTTCATCATTGCCTTTTCAGATTTTCTTGTTCTTATTTTCTCTATACAATATTTTATCATATTTTCATATGTTTCATAATTGTCAATAAAATATTTTTCAAGACTTTGTTTATCGGTTTTCATTTTGTTTTATATCATTCATATAAGTGATATATAATTTTCAATTTTTTAAAAAAAAGTAATTAAATACACAAGAAGTGAAATATATAGTTTAGAAAGAGAATAATTGTTATAGACGTGTATAGAGATTATAAAGAAGGTAATAGAGTATAATTATGAATAGAAGATAGTTATTTTATATCAATAAGAATTTTTCTTTTAATATTAAATTCGTCTTTAAACAAATATAGTTTGAAATTAAGTTGTTGGAAAATATTATATTCGGTTGTATTTACATAACTAGTGATGAATTTCAAAGTTGGAATATAA